TCTACTGCAACTTCGCCGTCGCCCATGCCCATATCTACGTCACCGTCGAATGCATCAACAACTTGTCCACCTGTAACACCAGCTAATGCTTGGTCAAGTTGACCTTTAACTGATACTAAACACTGATTCAATTCTGCTAGACCTTGTCCTGCTGTTTGATCAAATGCTTGTGCTTCGTTAACACCGATTTCACTTTGAATACTGTCAATAAGAGCAGGCATTTCTTTAACTAACATGTCAGATACTTCTTCTAACATCTTTTGTACAGAGTCTACCATGTCTTGTGCGGCTAGAATAACTTGTGAACGATTAACTTCTTCGTTCTCAGTGATAACCTTAGACTTAGGCATATTAGGAAGAGACTTATAATGCTGTGTTAATGCTTGTTCCATGAATACTAATTTTAAGTATGATGGATACTCAGTACCAAATTTCTTAGAAGTCTGTGCTTCTGTCATCAACCTTTTTACTTTGTTAAGCATAGTTTGTGCTTGATTTTTATTCAACGCATTAACGTTAAAATTAACTTCAAAGTTTTCTTTTAAGGCTTTGACTGCTGGTTGTTTTGTGTCTAAATCGTTTAGTTTCATAATTCCTTTCCTAGTGATAATCTCTCTGGATATATTGTATTTATCTTCTCTTTCTAAATTTCAAGTCTTTGTCTCTTTTCAGTTTTTGATCAAAAAGAGAGTCCTGAAATCTCTTAGAACTATTTATGTATTGTCGCAGTTCTTTTAATATATATTGTTTCTTGTCGGTGTCATTCTGTATCTTTGTTTGGAATATAAAGTACGTGTCCAAATCTTTTGCTTTCTTTAATAAAATTTTATGCATCTGTAGTTCAACATCAACACTAGATAATTTGCTATCCAATGTCTCTAGTTCTTTAGCAGGAGTAGCGTTATTATGCTTATGTAATACAGTGAATGATACGGCATTTTTTATAGAAGTAAATGTTTTTGGATATTCCCATTGCTTATTAGTTATCTCAAAATAATTATCACTGTCTTGTTTGATTCTATATTCATTAAACAACGTGTATGCCCCATATTTATCTTGTTTGATATACAGATGTTGTAACTCTTTAATCACTTCTTTTTTAAGAATCTCCCCAAGTTTTTTCTTTGCTGTTTCCCTGTTCATACGTTTTCCTTTCATGTTACAATCTCAAAATATATATTCCTAAGTTCTGGTGTGGTATCTAAAAATAAGGGTAAGTTGTCTACAGATTCGGTATCGCAAAGTAACATAGGTACTTCATGGCAATCGTTTATTAGATGACCTAAAAGATTATCTTCTATATTATACACATCAGTGTGTTGTGTATTAAATTCAAATTTCCAGTACCAACATTTAAGGTCGTTGTAAAGAAAGCCAAACTCTGCTGGCTCGTCAGAATGATCTATAACATGGGGATAAATTACAAGTTCAGGCTGTGATCTGAGTCCTAAACATTGTAAGATCGTATCGAGGTTTGCTTGACTGTTACGTTGCTTGATCCATTCTTCAGGATCATCTATATTAGGCTTAGAACGATTCAACACATTTGTATGTGTAATATCGAATAAAGTGTAACATGCAATTCGTTGATTCATGTTAGTATTTAGTAGCCAAAAAAAAGCCTCTAATAAAAGAGGCTTTTTAATTGTGTAATTAAAAATTACATAGAGTCAAATGTAACGCCTGAAGCAGAAGTAGTAACTGCGTATCCTAGAGCCGCTGTTAATGCTACGTCTAAGTCGCCACCGTTTGTGAAATCCCATCCTTCTGTTGGGAATAACGCTAGGTTTAATACGTTAGATGCTGAACCACCTGAAGAATCCATTTGATAGATCGCAATTGTTGATCTGCTTTGGATTGTGTTAACTGCTGTTAACAAGTCTGCGCCTGGAAGGGCCGCTGATGCTTCGCCAGTAAATGTTACGATACCGAACTGAAGTTTTGGTCCTTGTGGGTTAACTGCTTCGCCAGTAGTATAAGCGTTTAATCCGCCATTTGTGTAAGAAGCCGCATCCTGATGGAATACTGGTTGAAAGTCACTATTTGCTTTGGTAAATTGTGCCATGATTATTTTCCTTTTATGTTCAAAGATACTATGCGTATCTTTATATTATTTTGAATCTCACCCTAGAGATTCATACAAGTATTTATGCCAGGAATAAAAAAAGAGGGATTTAGAATTAACCTCGAGCGGCTAGATTTTGACGAGCAAAGCCCATTCGATTGACAAATTTAAGACCATTAGCAACGAAACCTTCATGTGTTTCAGTGCCATCGTCTAAGAATCCTTTGACAGGACTTGATTTAGCGGCTTGATCGAGTTGATCAACAACGTTTTGTTTGAGATTATATAGAGCAATCCATATTTTAAATGCACCCACAATACCGTCTTTGTGTGCTTCAAAATGCATCATAAGTTTGTTTCTCATAGAGTCGGTCATCTTTCTATTTTTGATGAATTCTACAAAATCATTGTATAAGTTTGATAAATCACCTGATACAATCTTCTTATTTACATAGACAGTAAACAACATATTGAATCCATTACGTGCCTGCGGTGCTGTTTGGAACAATGCTTTGACTGCATTACCATGCTTTGCAATTTCTGATTCTGCTGTCTGTTTTAATTTAGGATCGAGTTTTAACTTTGGTGTTATTGGCATTTTACTAGGGACAACAGCAACTGTTGAATCATTTTTTAAATTACCGATTGACCCGTTGAGTGACTCTGCTTCATCAGTTGAGATAGCAGTCGGTGGAATAAATTGATGAACTGCGATTGCGGCTTGTTTGCCACTTAGTAAATGTCCTACTTCACTATTCGCCACAACTGTATATGTGATACCGCCAGGATTGGCTTTGAAAGTGAACTTGCCATCGTTTTCTTTTAATGGTTCACTGAATAACAAATCTCCCCAATAGAATCCAGTACCACCTCTGTCTGATTCTTCAAGACCAGCCCAGACTGCATTTATAATACCGTATAGATCGCCTCTGTTCACTCCACGAGCGACATCATATTCTTGGAATTGTTTAGGAGAAAACACTTGTCTGCCAGTGCCGTCTTTCTTGTTGAACATGTGCTTGTCCATGATAGAGAATTTGCCATCTGCACCACGACCAAAGATGAGAGCAGGATAACCGTCCCACTTGATTGTAATGTTACCAGGAGATTTTATAGTATTTTCTATCTGCTTGATAGCATTCCTGGCACCTTGTTCATCTTGTAAAAACACCAAATCTTCAGGGTGTTCTAAATGACCTGAGCCTTCGACTAAAGTAATTTTATATAGTTTTTCTCGTAGATGAGCAAGAGATTCACCGAGATTCATGTGTTATCTCAGACTTAATTTAGCAATACGTTCTGCTCTTTTTGCTGACTCAGTTACAGCAGGTTTTGCTTGATTAGTTGCTACGTCTGTAAAACTAGGTCCGCCTACTTGATTAGGTTTTTCATTACCTGTCATTGCAACTGCTGGTGGCTCATCAGTTTTAACTGGCTTTTGTTGTAGTCCTTTAACAAGATCGTTGTACACAACTTGATCAACACTGTACAATTTGTTTAGTGAAGACTTGATTGCTTGTGCTTGTTGATATCCATTTTGTGCTTGAGCGGGAGCGGCCTGTGCAGGTTGTGCTTGTGCTTGAGCAGGTTGTGCTTGTGCTTGAGCAGGTTGTGCTTGTGCTTGTGCTTGTGCATTTTGTACTGGAGCGGCTTGGCCTGCGGCCGCAGGTTGTGCTTGGCCTGCACCCTGTGCATCTTTAGCACCATCAGGGGTAATCTTAGCAGTTTTACTTGCGGCATAACTACCTTGTCCTAATTTTTTTAATATTGCTTGATCTAATTTTCCAGTAGTGTTCCATGCATTAGAAAATTCATCAACGATTCCTTTTAATGTCGGTCCGTAATCTGCTTCTGGAATGCCTTGCATATAGTTTGCTAACCAGTCATTGACAAACTGCTTCATTGTCTTTGTACCAGCGGCTTCGCCTAACATGCTTTCAAAGATGTTGTTAAGTTTTAGATAGTTGTTCTGTACAAGTCTATATTTGTTTGGTCTACCTTCAGTTAATACTGTGTAACCTAATTGCTTTAATGTAAAGCCACATGCTTCTGCAAGTTTATTCAACATATAGATATCATATGCTTCTTGTACGTTTCCTTTAGGAGCCGCACTAGGGTTTTGTGACTGTGTTTGTTGTGCTTGTTTCAGTGGACGTTTTAATTGTCCGATCAGACCCATTGCAAATTTAGGATCTAAGTTTTTCTTTAGTACCATTTCTGCTGTCTTAACACCGTTTTCCCATTCAGCACGACCTTGACGATCTTTCATGTAGTTAACTAGTTCTTTAGATAACTCCATTTTTTGCTTTGGGTCTTGTATCTTAGACATTTGCTGAGAGATGCCTTTGATGTAATTGTTTGTTGCTTGAACTGCGGCTTGTGCCGCTTTACCGCCGTCACCTTGTGGTCTAACAGCCTTTGCTTTTGCAGGTTGTGCTTGTGCTTGAGGAGCGGCAGGTTCTGCTGGAGCAGGTACGTCTGTTGGGTCAACTACTTCTCCATCTTTTACAATTAGACCTGCATCAACCGCAGTTTGAATAGCACCGAGTGCATCACTTGTAAAATCTTGTAAGAAAATATCTTGTGCAAGAATGTGTTCTTGTGTTTGGCCTGATTGTTTGCCTATATTTGATTTAATGCCGGCGGCCGCACCACGACCTAGGAGGTTTGACATTACACCTTCTTCTACTTTCTTTACATCATCGAATTTCATTTACTTTACCTTTTTCATTGTCTTAGAAAAGCGAGATACGTCTTTGCCTCTAATAGAACTTAATAATTTTTTTTCAAGTAATTCTGCTTGGTCACTATCATAATGACGGCTGATATACTCTATAAG